CGGTCATGCGGACCCTGGACGACGCCCAGGCCAACGCCTACGAGCGCCAGGTGTGGAACAAGATCGCGAAGACCGCCAAGAAGGCCACGCGCTCGACGTTCAAGAGCGTCTCCAAGCCCACTGCGACGAGCAAGGCAGCGGCGGCAGCGGGCGCGGCGGCGGGTACCAAGGCGGCTAACGCTCCCGGCCTGGTGAGGGCGGCCAAGGCAGCCAAGCAGGCCAAGGCCAAGCAGCGGCATGTGGCAGCCAGCAAGAAGGGCAAGGCTACGGCGGCGGCCACTGTGAAGCGAAACCAGCAGGCCAGGAAATCCAGCCAGGCCAGGGGCGCGAAGTCCAAGAAGGCACCCGTGGCCAAGGCCAAGGCGAGGACCGCGTACATGGGCGGCATGCTGCCGGGACTGGCGGGCAAGACCAAGCCGACCGAGCCTAAGCCCTGGCTGGGCAACGAGACCGACCCGCACTGCATCGCGTTCGCCATCGCAAACCACCTCCAGAAGATTCGCTCGGTCACGGCCACCGAGGACGACATCGCAGAGCTGGTGGAGGCCGCCGGCCCGGACGCGTCGATTGAGGAAACGCTGTGGCAGGCGTACCTGCTGGGCTGGCCGTCCTGCTCGACCGTGCACCTGGGCGACTACCAGGAGGTCGAGCGCGAGGACATGCAGGCCCAGCTCAACACGCTGAGCCTGGTCATCGGCTACGACCACGAGACGCCGGAGGGCGTTAAGGGCCACGCAGCGCTATCCCTGCCGGTAGGCCAGGTCGTAACCTGGGGGCAGCTCGATAAGCTGCCTGCGGAGGTCGATGAGGCGTGGACATTGCGCTGGGACGTGTAAAGAAGCTCCTGCCATTCCTGCTGGCCGTTGCCGTACTCACGTACGTGATCGGCTGGCACGTCTGGGGGGTGCTGTACGGGCTGGGAGTTCATCCCTACCCGGCTCCGTCCACACCCTGGACCTACCAGCTCTGGTCGGGCTTCATCCCGGCGCTGGCGATCGTCTCGATCTTCGGCGGAATAACCACGCACTTCCGGATGCTGAACTGTCACGTCCACGGCTGCTGGCGGCTCGGCCGATTCGAGCTGGCCGGGGGTCAGTTCAAAGTCTGCCGCAAGCACAGCCCGCACCCGGATAAGCTGACCGCCGGGTACATAGCGGCCAAGCACCAGGAGCATCTGGATTGTCTAAAAACCGGCTACTCGCCATCTTCGGGGCCAGCGTCCTCCTCGATATCATCCTCGGAATCGCTTTCGCCTTTGCCGACCACATTCCCATTTGGACCGGCCTCTACTTCGCCACCGTCACCGGGTCCACAGTCGGGTACGGGGACGTAACCCCGCACGGCTGGGCACCGCATGTGATCGCGGTCGCCATGATGGTCACGATCATCCCGCTGATCTCGTCACTGTGGGCTCTGTTCACGACCACGCTCACCACCGCTCACGTGGACCGCAAGCACAAGCAGATGATCGCCCAGATGCACGAGCACCACGAGGCCCTGCTGAAGCACGTCACCGCTGAAACTGCCGGCTGCGGTCCGGCCGTCTATCCCGTAGAGTTGAGCCATGGCGGACGTGGTAGCGATTCGAGCGGCGATAGCAGCGCAGGTAGCGGCAGCGGCAGTGCCGGCTCTGACGACCTACGCGGAGTACCAGGCGGTGCTGAACATCCTCCCGGCGTTCCTGGTGCTGCCGACTAGGCCGATCGCCAAGTACGACGTGTGCCTCGGCGCTGGCATTCTCGACGGCTCGGGCAACCCGATGAGTCCCACGGATTTCACCTTCCGTGGGATTCTTCCTGTCTCCAAGGCCGACACGATCTCGAACGTACAGGACTACCTGGACCCCTGGTGCGGCTACCAGAACACCGCCAGCACGGTGTCCATCGCCATGGCACTGGACTTGAATCCCACTCTCGGCGGGCTTGTGGAGTGGTGTAACACCACGGTGGTAGACTCCTACGGTCCGATAGAATGGGCCGGCGTCGAGTACTTCGGCGCGAGCTTTATCTTCGAGGTGTCAGCGAGGTAGCGGTGGCTAAGATCCTGGTAGTTCATCCCGGCCCGGATTTCTCCGTGGCCGACGTGTACCAGGGCTGGCTCAAGGCCCTTCGCAAGTCAGGGCACCAGATCTCTACGTACAACACGAACGAGCGGCTCACGTTCTACGGCCGGGCGCTGTTCGAGGAGCCAGGTCACGAGCCCTGCGAGCACGGCAGGGTGGCCGTCAGGCGGGCGGTGGCGGACGGTGCCAGCATCGCGGCGCTGGCCACCAAGGGGCTGCTGGAGGAGTGCTTCCTGAACCCGCCGGACGTGGTGTTCTTCATCTCGGCGTTCTTCCAGCCGGGCGACGCGCTCCAGGCGATCAAGGACCACGGCATCAAGATCGTGATGCTGCACACCGAGAGCCCGTACCAAGACACCGAGCAGCAGCTACGTGGCGCGTACGCGGACCTCAACCTGCTCAACGACCCGGTGAACATCGAGGCGTGGCGCAAGCTGGGCATCCCGGTGGCCTACGTGCCGCACAGCTACGACCCGGACGTGCACTTCCCGGTCTACCCCCGCCAGCCGAGCATCGACTTCGCGTTCGTGGGCACCGCCTTCAAGACCCGGTGCGAGTTCTTCTCGAAGATGAACTTCGAGGGACTGGACGTGGTGCTCGGCGGCAACGCGTGGGATCAGATCGACCCTGAGTTCTATCCGCTGTACAAGTACCTCGGCCACCAGCCGGACACCTGCGTGGACAACACCGAGACCGCCCGCGTCTACCGCATGGCCCGGACCGGCATCAACTTCTACCGCCGCGAGAGCGAGGACGAGCACCGTGGCGAGGGCTGGGCGATGGGACCGCGCGAGGTGGAGATGGCCGCCTGCGGCCTGTTCTTCGTCCGTGACCCGCGTCCCGAGTCCGACGAGACGTTCCCCATGCTGCCCACGTTCGACGGGCCGGAGGACGCCGAGGAGAAGCTGCGGTGGTACGCCAGCCACGAGCGCGAGCGCGATGACCTGGCCGACCAGGCGAACATGGCCATCGAGCGGTGGACGTTCACCAACCGCGCCAAGCAGGTCATGAAGCTCATGGAGGCCGAGGGGATCGTATGATATGCCCCGAGTGCAAGCAGGGCGCGCAGATCCTGGCCATGCCCGTGGTGATGAACCGGGGGGCCAAGGCCGAGGCCATGCACAAGAAGTGCACCAATCCGCACGACTGCCCGTGCCAGCATGAGATAGCGCTGCCGGGCGATGTGATCACGAGGAAGCACGATGGCTAACCCGAATGCCGCCCCGCAGCGCCCCGGCAAGGTGTTGATTGACCTCACGCGTGGCCAGGAGAAGGTCGAGGTGGACGGCTTCCGCCTGGAGCAGTACATCACGGGCATGACCCTGAAGTACGACGCGGCCAAGCGCACGCCCGTTCTGCTGCTCGATCTCCTGCCCGGCACAGTGGAAGTAACGGGCACTCGCGTCATCCTCGCGGGCGAGTTCCGCGAATTTCTGATGGAACAAGGCTGGAAGCCGCCAAGCTAGCTGTTGCCCCACTTCACAGCGCGCCCTATCCTGGGTGTGAGCATCACCGTGGCCTGACGCACCCGTGTCAGGAGCCGGCCAGCGACCTTCATCCATGAGAGGGTGACTGTTCGTGAGTCGTATCCACGGTCGCAACGGCCTGGTCTATCTCGGAGTCCTGACGACTTCGGCGGCTTCGCCGCTGGCGTTCTGCGCCGACTGGACCATCAACTTCACGGTCGCCAAGGTGGACGTGACGGCGCTCGGTGACGCCAACCTCGTGTGGGTCGCCGGTCTGCCGGACGCATCTGGTGACTTCTCCGGTTTCTACGACACCTCGACGGGCCAGACCTACCAGGCCGCCGTCGATGGCCTGCCGAGGAACTTCTACCTGTACCCGTCGCTGCTCGGCCTCGAAGGCGCGAACCCCGGCCAGTACTACTTCGGCACGATCCTGCCGGACTTCAGCTCCGCTGGCGGTGTGGCTGCGGCTGTCACCTTCAAGTCGAGCTGGAACGCGGCGAGCCAGGTGCAGAGGTACCCGGCTGCCGGTATCGCCGGCACCTGATCGAACGACGAGGGGCGTACCGCCTGCAAGCGATACGCCCCTCGTTCCGATTCCCTGGTGGGCCGGGCTGAACGAGCAACAGCCTACCAGGTGAATCGGAGAATACAATGCCACCTCGCACCACAGCTCGCGCCAAGGCGACGGGCGACACCACTGCGGCCAAGTCGCAGCTTCGCCACGCCGACCAGGCGGGCCGCGTCGGCAAGGACAACCGCGTTGACGTGGGCGTCGTCGGCGGATCGGACCTCACCTCTGAGCTTGCGGGGGAGGAATTCCGGCTTGCCCAGGACGTGGGCATCATGCCGCTCATGGAGTGGGCGGCCAGCTCCGACGTGGACGTGTCCTCGGTGGACGGTCTGCGTGCCGTCTACTACGTGCTCCAGGACGTGGTGCACGAGGACGAGTGGGCGCGGTTCCGCAAGCACGCCCGCGACAACAAGGTCGAGTCCACCGAGCTGCTGAACTTCGCCAACGGGGCGCTGGAGGCGCTCGCCGGACGCCCTACCGAGGAGTCCAGTGGCTCCTCCGATGGCTGAGCCATCAGCAGGGTTATCTGGACGGGCAGTCTCTCGCCAGCGGCAGCGGTGTGCTAGTGCACCAGATGACGCCGCGCGAGGGCTGCAACGTGGCGTACTTCCACATCGTCAAGGACATGCGCGAGGAAGATCGTGCCGCGCGCATGGTGGGCCACCAGTTCGAAGCAACCCTCGAAGAACGCATCGAGCACTTCGAGGAGGAGATCGGACTCCGGCCGGCCCATGAAGACCTCGCCCTGTGGATGCACAAGAACGTCCTCCTACCCGCGCTCGGCAAGACGTGGGAGGATGAGGAAGTCAAGGCCGCTCTGCCCAAGGGCGTCAGCGAGGAAGACCGCTGGCGGTTCGAGGACGAGGAGTGGGACGGACTCAAGGACTTCAAGGGCAACCCCTGGGAGCTGCCGGGCATGCAGGACATCCGCAAGCACAAGCAGCAGCAGACCAGGGAACAGGCGGCCGAGGCCGCACGAGACACATTGGGGTAGGCAGTGCCGCAGCTCGGCGTGGTCAACTGGGACGAGACAGACCTGGAGGACGTGCTCAACAGCCCGGACGGGCTAGTGGGCAAGTACCTCGAAGAGAAGTCCGAGGCCATGTACCAAGTCGCGCTCGGCGCTGCCCCTGTGCAGAAGCCGGCCAACTTCTCGTGGGGCAAGCGGTCCGACAGCTACATGCCGGACTCGATGGGCTTCCTCAAGTCGAACATCCGGCCGCACGTCGGCTACACCACCAAGGGCACGCTGTTCGCGGGCGTCAACGCGCCTTACGGGCCGACCCTGTTCCTGGAGAAGCCCGCCCGCCAGCTCCACCGGGCCTATCCCTTCCTGTCCCTCGCTCTGTACTCTGTGAACAGCGCCTAAGTCTGTGAGGTGAAGTAATGGCGAGTGGCCGTCTCATTGGTGACGCCTTCATCGCCATCCTCCCCGAGACTTCGGCATTCAGGTCTCAGGCGGATGCGCAGATCAAGCGCTCGCTCGGCACGCTCAACCCCAAGGTAAAGGTCGGGGCGGACACAGGCGAGGCGCAGGCTCAGGTAGCCAAGCTAGCGGCCCTCATCAAGTCGCAGAAGTTCAGCGACATCGACGTGGGCCTCAACACCCGCAACGCCATGATGGACGCCGAGGGGCTGCTGGACGCCCTCATGGCGCTGCGCGAGCGCGCCGAGGACATCCCGGTCTCGACAGACGACTCCAAGGCGCTATCGAACATCCTCACCATGTCGGCGGCGGCCGAGCGGCTGGCCGAGCAGCTCGTGGACATGAAGGCCGACGCGGACATCACGCCGATCCTGGCCAAGTACTACGCGCTCGACGCCAAGACCAAG